AAGATCGCTCCTGTCCCAGCGACCGCAAAGCAAGCAATGCAAAAAGACGCCCCGGCACCAGCGCCAAAGCCGGCACCAAAGGCGTAACCTATGAGTAACCCGGACTACGACATCCACTTGGATCGCGGCCAGTTCAATTCTTTGTTCGATGATGATGGAGAGTCCGGGTTCCCATACGGGGAAGATTTGGATGATATTGAACGTGCCATAGCCGAAGAACTAGGCCCTCCAAAACCTAGGAAGAAACGGAAGAAGGCAAAAAAGTAACTTTTTTATTCCATCACCGCCATTTTAGCTTGACAGTGCATGGAAAATCTCGTATCCTTGTCGGCATATTGGAATTGAAAGCGTTTACCGGGGTCCGGATCAACCGCTTCTTCCACTTTCCCACAAACATGGTCCGGGGGAGCCTCTACCCAATCCCCCAAGGTTCGGAACAAGAAGTAACGCGTCGGTGCGCCGGCAGTCAGCCTTCTTGTTCTGGAAATCCTCTGGAGGGTCCGGAGGTCGCGATGTGAGACGCGTTCATCTCCAGAACCCTCGGTGAGGATTTCCAATGCCCATTATCAATTTCAACACCCTCGAAGAAGTTCCGGCGGAACTCCGCGAGTATGCCAAGGCTGACGAAGAGTCCGGCAAGTTCGCCGTCAATGTCGTCCCCAACCAGAAGCTCGTCGAGTTTCGTGAAAAGAATATCGACCTGAGCAAGCGGCTCGAAGCGGTCACTCCGACCCTCGCCCGTGTTCAGGAAATCGCCGGCGAAGACCTCGATGCCTTCGTCAATGACCTCAACGGTCTCCGCGACATCGCCCAGCGGGTGAAGGACGGGGAACTCAAGACCGACGACCAGATCGAATCTGCGGTTCAGGACCGCATCAAGGTTCTCCGGGATGGCTACGACGAAAACTCGAAGGCGCTCCGCAAGGAACTGACCGAATACCAGCAGAAGGCCCAGACGCTCACCGAGCGACTGAACCGCACTGTTATCGACAAGGAAGTCACAGCGGCCGTCATCGTGCCGGAAAGTGGTGTCCAGCCTCAGGCCCTGCCGGACATTCTCCAGCGTGCCTACGGTCTCTTCAAGATCGAGGACGGACAACTGGTTCCGAAGCGCGGCGAAAGCGTGATTTACGGCAGCGACGGCGCAAGCCCGATGAGCGTTTCCGAATGGCTCATCAAGCTCCGCGACGAAGCGCCCCACTACTTCAAGGGCAATACCGGCGGCGGCGCTGCTGGTGGCAAGGAAGAGAAGATTGGCGGCATGACCGCTGCTCAGATCGCCCAGCTTTCGCCCATGCAACGCCTTGAACTGGCGAACAAGACCAACGGCAACAAGGGTCGTTAAGGTTAACGGCTTCGGTCGGTCGTCAGTTCCACGAGATCACCCCGGCTTTGGTAGCCTGTCGGGGTTAGTCAATCAACCCCTCAGGCTACCGACGACCAACCACCACTCTCTAGGAGTTTTTCAATATGCTCACTCTGCACGAGGCATCCAAGCTCGTCGATGGTGATCTCAAGCGTCAGGCGATCATCGAGATGTTCGCTGGCTCGACCGATCTCATGGCCGCTCTGCCCCTCATGGATATTCCGGGTAACTCGTATAGCTACGCTCAGGAAGCGAAGCTGCCGAGCGTCGGGTTCCGTGGTTACAACCAAGGCTATGACGCGTCGATCGGCGTGATCAACCCGCAGTCCGAAACCCTCCGCATCGCCGGTGGTGAACTGGATGTCGATACCGCGCTCGTCAAGACGCACGGCATCGGTGTTCGCACCCGTCAGGAAGCGATGCAGGTCAAGGCAATGGGTGCCAAGATCACCGCAGCCTTCATCAACGGCGACTCCAGCGATGGCGTTTCGTTCGATGGTCTGCGTGCCCGCGTCAATGGTTACCAGCTTCTGGCAGCCGACGAAGACAGCCCGGCCGCAAACGGCCCGCTGAGCCTCGCAACGCTCGACGAAGCGATCGACCGTGTGGACAATCCGACCCACATCATCATGTCCAAGCGTATGCGCAACCTGCTCTCGCAGGCCGCAAAGGACAAGGATGTCGGCGGTGACCTCCAGTGGTCGAAGGACGACTTCGGCCGTCGCGTTGGCTTCTACAACGACCTGCCGATCCTCATCACTGAGGACGACGACAAGGGCGAGAAGATCATCGACTTCAACGAAGCCGGCCCGGCCGGTGGTGCAGTCAGCCAGTCCGTCTATGTCGTGAGCATGGGCGACGGCAAGATCGTCGGCCTCCAGAACGGCATCATGGATGTCCGCGATCTGGGCGAGATCGACGCAATGCCGGTTTACCGCACCCGCGTCGAGTGGCTGATTGCCATGGCCGTCATGCACGGCAAGGCAGTGGCCCGCATCTGGGGCATCACCAACGCGGCGATCGTTCGCTAAGTTGGTAGGTGGGGGAGGTCTTCGGACTTCCCCACTGACCCTCCTCCACCAAACCTACCTCAGGAGTCATTCAAATGGCAAAGCTCAAGTCCAACTTCAAGTATATGCTGGATGCTGCACCGTCGATCACTTTCCGTGACGCTGCCGCTGCCCCGCTGACCGCAGACGGCAACACTGCTGCAATCGTTCTCGACACCCTCGACGGTTACTGGAACGACAACAACGAACTCGCCGACAGCACCTTCGCGATCGTCGTGAACGTCAACGCTCTCGCCACCGCCGGTGCCGATGAAGAGTATGTTCTCAACCTCGTGGCAGGCCCGGTTGGCTTCGCAACCTCGACTGTGGTCGGGACCATCACGGTCCTCGAAACCGGCCAGCACGTCTTCCTCGTTGACATCGATACTGTCCGCAAGTCGGTTCCCGACGCTGCTGCTCTGCGTATCGCCGTTGACGTGACCGGCGTTGCACCGTCGATCGACTTCGTTGCCTTCATCGGCGGCGCGATCATCCGCTAAGTCTTAGAGGGCCGGGTAACACCGGCCCTTTTCGGCCCGACCCAGACTTAGGAGTAACCCATGCAGAACCCGAACACCGTGACGGTCTACAGCCCTGAGGGCGAACCGTTCGAAATGAGCCGTGTGAACGCACGCGACCTTTGCAGCCACCGTGGCTGGTCGATGTCGCCGCTGACTGTTCCGCCGGTCAAGGCTGAAAAGCCCGCTGAGATCAAGACCGAAACACCGGTCGAAACCAAGGAAGAAACCCATGCCGAAGCTGACAGCGAAGGAAGCGGGCAAGCTGATGCCACCGGTGAAACCGAAGATGGCGAAGGCGAAGGGACAGAAGGCAGCACCAGCGGCGAAACGCCGGGATCGGAACAAGAAGATGTATTGACCGATCCGGTCATCTTCACAACCGAAGAGCAGTTCGCTGGAATGACCGATCGTGAAGATGTGGTGGTCTATCTGGCAGGCGCTTTCCCTGACTTCAAGCCCCACCACAAGGCAGGTCGCGACGGCCTCGTTGCCAAGGCAATCGAACTCGCAACGGGCGAATAATCAACAATCAATACCGCTAAGGCGGCTCCGGGCTTGGCAGGCAATTAGCTTGCCAAGCCCTTTCCTTTTCAAGGACTTTCTCATGGGAAAGCACCTAAAACCAGAACCCAACACAGTCCGTGGTATCTGTATCGAATGTGGTGAAAAACCTCAAAGAAGCGCTGGTAAAAGAGCAGATGGAAAAACTAAATTTTCATCCTTATGCGGAAAATGCACTCACCAAAGAAATCCACAAAAGAAGCCAAGCAAGCGCCCAGAAAGATACTGGGAAAATTGGAAAAGAAGTAGTTACAGAAGCCACAAAAAGGACAAGTGCGAGGAATGTGGTTTTATACCACAAGACCCCTGTCAACTCGATGTGGATCATATTGATGGAGATCATAACAACCATGATCCCAAAAACCTACAAACCTTGTGCGCAAATTGTCATCGATTGAAAACCAAGATGAATGGCGACGGGGTTTACCGGAATAAACAAGCAGGAGCAACCCATGGCACTCGTAGTTGAAGATGGCACCGGTGTGGTCACCGCGAATGCCTATGCATCGGTCGAAGAGGTCGATGAAATTCTGGGTGTCAACATCCACTCACAGTGGAGCCTTATCGTTGATGTGGAGACCAAGGAAAAGCTGATCCAATGGGCCAGCCGCATCCTTGATGAACGCGTCAAGTGGTTCGGTAAAAAGACCCACCCCACCAGCGGCCGGGCATGGCCTCGCGTCATGGTCAAAGATCGCGAAGGCCTCTTGATCGAAGACAACGTTGTGCCGTTGGCTGTCAAGGTTGCTACGGCTGAGCTTGCCGACCATCTTCTGGCCGGTGACCCTGAGACCGCAAACACCGGATCGAACATCACGGCGCTACAAGTCGATGTGGTTATGATCAAGTTCGACGCCCGCCTCGATGCCGAACGCTTCCCGCCCAACCTTTCGAAAATCCTTTACGGACTCGGCTTTATGTCGTTCGGCCGTGGTGGGCCCAAGAAGATCATCAAGCACTAAGTCATGGCACTCAACGACATCATCAAGCAGCAGGTGACCAATGCGTTCACCAACATCCTAGCACCGGGTGGTCTCACAGAGTCCATCACGATGAAGTATTTCGTCGCCGACGGTGTATTCGATGTTGAGGAAGATACGGCAGTGCCGCAGTTCAACGACGTTCCGGATGTCATTGCTCTGGTCGCCAAGCCGACATTTGACGACATGAAGAACCACAAGGTGGTCATGGCTGATGTCAAGCTGGTGATCGCCGGTCCACTACTTCCAGCAGAGCCGCAAGCTGACACCGATAAGGTGATCCGGGCAAACGGCGAGGAATGGGATGTCCGCAAGGTCGTCGGCGTTCCGGGCGGATCGGTGTGGCTGGTTTTCATCTATCGGACCTAATATGGCCGGCGCACGTCTCGAAGGCCGGCAGCAGGCCCATGCAGCAGCAATGGCATCGATCGAAGCGCTGGAACGGAAGTTCGCTCAGAACATCCAGAATCTGGTGGAAGAAATCGACCATCACATCAAGGCGCTGACCCCGGTCAACACCGGTCAAGCAGTTCGCAATTATATCTGGTCGATCAACAACCCAAACCCGGTTGTTTATCAAGCGATCAATAATGGCGATCCCGGCCGCACCAACCAGATGGCCTTGGGGACCGAACCCCGGCGTGGTGTGAACGAAGCAGCGGCCGCCGAAAGCATGAACACCCTTGGGTTGATGAGCAATCCGTTCGGGGTGATCTACCTGACCAACAATTCTCCGGACATCGTGGGACTTGAAATGGGTATCCTACCGGGCCCGCCTTTCAAATCACGTTCGCCTCGCGGAATGTTCGGCGTCACCGAAGCCTACTTCAACGCGCTGATCAAAGCACAAGGAATACTCAGGTGAGTAAAGAAGCAGAGCGGGTCTATCTGACCAACAAGATGAAGGCTCGGGCCGACGAACTGGGATTCCCGATCTCTTATCCCAATCACCAGTTCAACATCCCAGTCAATGACATCTATGGTGAGTTTCACATCATGTCAGGGCCAAAGCCCATCATCGTCGGGGGTGAAGGTAAGGGACGTATCAGAGTCCGCTACGTCGGTATGGTGCAGCTTACGGTTTACATCCCCAAGGACAAGGGGACTAAGAAGGCCGCCCTTGCTCAGGATGTGTTCAAGGAAATCTTCCAGTTCAAACTCGGGCGTGACGCTGAGCAATCCAGCTACAAGTTCGGTGTCCTCCAAGACTACAACCCGGAAACCAAAGTGGGTTGGGAATGCTATGTGGTTCGGGTGAGTTTCCAGCGGGATTCAATTGAGACTGTCCAGATCAGCGAATAATTTTAGGCAACACCGACATTATGGCTGCGTGAACGACATTCTCGCTTGACACGTTAACCATTTTCGTTTACCATTGGCGTCTTAATTCCGCCCCTTTGGATGGGGCTGCGTTTAGACGCATCACTCCACCATAACTGAGAAGGGCAATTCCAAAATGGCAAACAAGCTGCTCGCCGATAGCAACCGCGCTTCGCTCCGCGAGATCATCGAATCCAACAACGCGTGGGGCGAGACCCCGGCAGCAGGTGTTACCCGCGCCCGTCGTTTCCGCACGTCCTCGATCACGGCCTCGAAGGAGACCGTTGAGTCGGAGGAAATCCGGGACGACCGCATGATCTCCTCGGTCATCGAAACCGCTGCAATGTCGGGCGGCGAGATCGCTTGGGAATTTGCAGCCGGCACGACCGACCTCGACTTCCAACGCACCCTCATGGGTGCGTGGTCGCGTCCGATGGACTGGGACGTGTTCCGTGGTAAGACTGTCTCGATCACAGCCAACAACACCGTCCGCATCAGCGGCGCTGATGTGGCAGCCTACTTCACTGTCGGCCGTCGTATCAAGACCAGCGGTTTCGTGAACCCGTCGAACAACGACTATCTCCAGATCAGCAGCGTCGCGTTCGCGGGTGGAAACACCGACATCGTGGTCACTGGCACTTCGCTGGTGGTTGAAGCCGGTTCTCCGAACACAACTGTCGCCGACGCAAACGATGTCATCATCCTGCGTGCGACCACCCTTCGTTTCGGTAACTCGCCGAACACCATCGACGGTGAAGGCGCTAACCCGTTTGCTGCTGCGATCGCTGCTGGTCAGTTGAAGACCGGTCAGCGCATCTTCGTCGAAGGCATCGGCTACGAGACCGGAACCATCACGGCCAACACTGTTGTCGCCGGTGATACTGTCACGCTGTCTGACGGCGTTGATACCGTTACTCTGGAAGCCGACCTCGATTTCGACATCGGCGCGGACGACACCGAAACCGCAACCAATCTGGCGGCTGCAATCAACGCGCTGCGCCCGACCGGAACCGTTGCTCTCTCGGCCACTTCGGCACTGGGCGTCGTTACGGTTCGCAACCTCCTCAAGGTCGGCGGCGTCCTGACCGAAGACGCGGCAACCCTCGCGGTTGTTGACTTCACTGGTGGCTCGGCAACGGACGGCGGCTTCTACACCATCGTTTCGCTGACCGATGACACCCTCGTTCTGGATCGCGCTGTCCCGGCAATCGCTGCTGGTGGCCCGATCACGATCAAGGGCTCGATGCTCCGCAATCCGGGCAACAGCGCCGACATTACGCCGCAATCGGCATCGATCGAAACCGGCTTCCAAGACGTGAGCCAGTTCTTCACCGTGGACGGCCTGCGTTGCGGTGGTATCGAAATGGAAGTCGCTGCCGGCTCGATCGTCACCGGTCAGTCCACTCTCATGGGCCGCGCTACCAAGCGCGCCTCGACCGAGAAGCTGACTGGCGCTGCTTATACCGCGCTCGAAGCCCCGGCAACCGAAGTCGTTTCGGCGACTGCGAACGTCGGCGCTCTGACCGTGAACGGTGTCGAACAGGCAACCGCGATCAACTCGATCCAGTTCTCGATCGAAGGCAACCTGCGCAACCAGCAGGCCATCGGCTCGAAGTTCCCGGTCGGCATCGCTGCTGGCCGTCTGAACCTCACTGGCACGATCGAAGCCTACTTCGCCGACGGTGAAATGTATGATCGCTTCATCAACCACGAGACGGTCAGCCTCACCTTCCCGATCATCGATCAGGACAAGAACACCTACTACTTCACCATCCCAGCATTCAAGGTCACCAGCGATCCGATCGCACCGGGCGGCCTCGATCAGGATGTCATGGAGTCGCTGGAGTTCAGCGCCTTCCGCGACGCGACCACGGCCTGCATGGTGCAGATCGATCGCTTCTCGTCCACCGCTCCGATTACTGCACTGTAATCGTGAGCCCCGGTGGGTTCCCCCGACCCACCGGCGCGATTTGAGGTAAGGACTTCGGTCCTTGTCCTCCGCCACCCCGGTTAGCCGGTAATAGTCCCCGCATACAGTCTAGGCTCTGTGCGGACGACGGGTGGAGTATCCAGTTCCCCGACACCGATTTCGCTGGCGAAACGGGGTGCAGCCTTGTCGGGAGGCTGCATCCCACCCTCCCGACAACCGACAAGGATTACCCCGATGAACCTCTACGAAGCATTTGAAAGCAACCTCGACGACACCGCCAAGGAGTTCCCGCTCTCGGACACGGCGTCGATCACACTGATGCCGATCGCTGGCGACAAATCGCGCCGGGCCTTCGAGCGCATGATGGAACCCTACAGTGTCCGCCTGAACGCCGGCGGCAAGCTCACCGACGAAGAGAACAAGGCGCTGAACGTTCGGTTCTACGCTGAGAACATCGTCAAGGGCTGGAAGGGCATCAAGGATCGCGAAGGCAAGGAAATCAAGTTCAGCCCGGAAGCTGCTACGGCTCTCTTCTCCGATGAGAAGCTGGCGGGCTTCTTCGCTCTGATCATCCGTATGGCATCGAACGACGCCTCGTTCGAAGCCAAGAAGGCCGAAGCAGACGAGGGAAACTGATAGCCTACCTCAACTGGACGCAGCGTCCGACTGCTAAAAAGTCGGACTGGCTGCGCCAGATTGAGGCTGAGAAAGGCATCAAGATCAAAACCCTTGAGGACGAACCCGTTCTCTCTCCACATCTCTATTGGATTTGGAAAGCCTTCACCGATCTCAACAGCCGGCGACCGGTTGCAGGGATGGGAGGTTTTCTACCATTCTCCTACACCGAGATCGAAGCCTACTGCCGGCTCAAAGGCATTTACTCCCTCGGTGAACGTGAGCGCTTGCTGCGTCTCCTCGAAATCCTCGATCATGAATGGATCAAGGCTTACGTCGAGCGTGAAGAAAAGAAGAACAATTCTTCGAAAGGCACACCCCCACCACCATCCCACTCGCCCCCTCGCGGCGGTGGACGAAAAGCACCCCCTCGAAAACAGGTAGCGTAGCCAATGGATACCCATGGCATGAAGTTTGTCGTTGACACGACTGGAGTCGCGAAGGGTTTTCGCGACTACAAGTCGGCTGTCGATGGCATCTTCGCTTCCCTGACCAAGTTCGAAGCCCACGTCGATAAGACGATGAAGGGGGTTGCTAAGGCTTCGGCTAACCCACAAGCACTCAACGCATTCAAGAAGGCCGTCAGCGCCTTTGCGAAGGTAGACATCGACACGTCGGCAGCCCGCAAGCTGTCGGCGCTGTCGGCTGCCATGCAGGGCTTTAAGGCCCCCTCCAGCGCCCAGACAGCAAACACCAAGCGCTTCTTCAATGTTCTGGGTAACTCGCTCCCAGACCTGACTAACGCATACCGTTCGATCAAGATGCTGAACGACTTGAAGACCGCGCTGGCGGGCTTCAAGGCACCACCGGCTGGGGCTTCCAAAAATCTCACGGCGTTCGCCAATGCAATGCGGACCGCCGCGCCGGCTTTCAATAGCCTCAAGAGCGTGTCTGGCACAGCGCGGGTCGCTAATGAACTGGCGCTGCTCGGCGCTGCATTCCAAAATCTCCGAGTCCCTACCGCTGGTCAGGTTACCAACCTTGGTAATTTTGCCCTTGCAATGCGCTCCTTAAACTTCTCCAACCTTCAAGGTTCGGGGAACTTTTATGCTGCGCTGGCCGCGATCGGAAACTTCCGGGCCCCAACAGCAGCACAGATTCGTAACCTCCAGTCGTTCGTAACGGCTGTTGCCAACATGCGTGTTCCCCAGAACGCGGATGCGGTCGCAGCCGCACTGGCTCGGATCGCAGGGGCGGTCGGTCGGGCAAGTGACGCGATGCGAGGTCTTCGCGGCAATGTAGGCAGCCTCGGTAACAGCCTCGGTAACTTGGGAGGACAGGCACGCGGCGCTTCGATCCAGATGATGGGTCTCCAGAACGCTTTCTCTGGCACGTTCCAAGTGGGCTCTGTTTTGCGTTCGCTTCTGGGATCGCTGACCATTGCTGAGCTTGGTCGCAACTTCTTTGAAGCGACCAACGCAGCTATCCAATTCAAGGCACAGATGGGCGTCCTGAACAAGGACCTTCAATTCGCCGACGCTCAGATGACCTATGTCCGAAACACAGCCAATGCTTTCGGAACGGACATGCTTGCGGCGGCCACCGGCTTCGCCAAGGTCAGCATCGCGGCTGATAAATCCAACATGACCGTCATGCAGACGCGTCACATCTTCGAAGGTCTGTCCACCGCCATGACGGTTCTGGGCACGACCACTGCTGGGCAGGGCGATGTGTGGTTGGCTCTGCAACAGGTCATGAACAAGGGCTATCTGTCGGCCGAAGAACTCAACCAGCAGCTTAACGAAAAGCTGCCGGGTGCGATGGCTTATGCTACCGAGTATGCCAACAGCCTCGGACTGTCTCTGGAAAAGGGTTTGAAGACCAAGGCGCTGGATGCCGCTGGTGTGCTTGCCCATATTGCACAGCGGATGAAGGAAGACTTCGGTCCTTCTGTGGCTGCTGCTTTGATGCGCCCGGCCGCACAGATGAATATCCTGCGTAACAACATCGATCAGTTGTTCATCGCCATCGGCGAGAACGGCGGTAACGACGCGTTCGCAAACCTGCTCGCGAAGATCAACGAGCGGATGAAGCCCGAAGACATCGAACGCTATGCAGTAGCGATCGGTGAGGGCCTGAAAAACGCGGTCGATAGTCTGTCGGCGGCCTTCGATTGGTTGTATCAGAACTGGGATTCGATCAAGGGCCCGCTTTCGGCAACCCTGGAACTCCTCGGTAAGTGGATGATTGTATCCAGCGCCCTCCAGATTGGCCGCTTTATCGTTCAGCCGCTGATGGCTATCGGACCGGCATTAGGTGGTTTACGGACCGCTGGGGCCCTTCTGGGTGTGACCTTCGCAACAAGCGCCCGTGCTGCTGTCGGTGCCATGGCGGGCCTGACAGGCAGCGCTAGAGCCGCTGCTGTGTCGATGCTCCAGTTCCGTGCATCTCTGGCTGCTACGATCGTAGCTATGCGCGGTGCTACTGTGAGCGTCGCCGGTCTGCGTGCGGCTATGCTGGCATTGGCGACCACCGGTATCGCCGGGGCTGTCGCCGGCCTGCGTGGGCTGGTTGCCTTGCTTGGTGGTCCGCTCCTGCTTACACTGGCGGCTGTTGGTTACAGCATCTACCGGGTGGTGGATGCTTGGGACTCGCACAAAAGAACGCTCGAAGAGGCGAACGTCACGATCGACAAGAACAGAAAGTTGATCGATGAAACACGCACTTCTTTAGCATTCGGCAGCACGGCAACCGACACCGCGACGGGTGCGACCAACCTCTATGGTATCTCGATGGACACTGCACGCGGGTTCATGGAGCGATTCCGCCAGAAGGCCGATGAAGCAACCAACGGGTTGTTCTCGATGGCATTACAGGCGCGTCAAACCCGCGTCGAGATGTTGAAGTTGGCGCAAGCCGACATCACCAAGAAGCTGTCCAGCCTGCAAACCAACTCCGTCCGGGAGCTTGGTCAGTTGGCTGATCAACAGTTCGCGAAGGGTAACTATTTCACCGGTGCTGGAGCCAAGCTTTACCAAGGTATGCAGGGTCTCCGCAACATCGGTGACCGTGCGCGTGAAAAGGATGTCAACGAAGGGATTGACCGACTCAAAGCACAGCGGGACGAACTGGCTGCGCTGCAAAAAGAGGTAGAATCGGAATCTCTCGACACCGGTATGGACAGACTCCGAGCCCAAGGGTTCGGTGGTAAGCCGCCGCGTGCGTCCACGCCGACCGAAGCTGGTAGCGGTGGTGGTTCTTCGGGCGTCAACAAGGCAGCCCGCGAAGCTGAGCGTCTGGCTAACTCGGTAGACCAGATCATGGGAACCTTGATGGAGAACGACCCGATCGGGAAGCTCTATCAGGACTTTGTTGAAACTCTCGGTGATCAGGCTAGAGTCCTGCTCAACGATAAGGGTTACGAACAGTTCGTTGCCAACGTCAAGGCGCAGAACAAGGACGGTGTGGTTTCGGTCGAGTCACTGATTTCGGTGATGAAGGCCAGTGGAACCACCTCGGCCGGTGCTTTGAAGCTGATCGAAGACAAGTATGGTAAGACCAGCGACCAAATCGTAAACCTGCTCAAAGAACAGCAGGCGGCGTTGGAAGAAGCTTACACCGACGCGGCTATCAAGGAATTGGATAAGTCCTTCCGTTCGCTGTCGCGTGGTATTTCCATGGTTGGGGATAGCATCCCCGCTGTGGCTGAATTGGGTGCTAACCTTCAAACTATTGAAGGTCTGGCTCGCTTTGTCATGCCTGCCAATGAGGGCTTTGTTAAGTTCCTCAGCGACGTTCGTTCAGGTGCGCTTTCAGCAGCGGAAGCGATGGATAAGCTGGAAGCCATCATGGCTGATCCAAACCAGCGTTCGGCAACCGCAAGCCAGTTTTTCGCTACTTCCAACACCAACCCGGCCGAAGTTGCGAAAGCAAATCGTGATCGCGTCGCGGCGAATGCAAACGCACGCGCCGAAGCTGAGTTGGATATGCAGTTCGGTGAACGACTGCTCCAGCAGCGCAACAACGAAATCAAGCTCCTCCAGATGTCTTCGCAGGAGGCGGAAGCCTACACGACGGTAATGGAAGAAGTTAACCGGATGCGCGCTAAGAGCGGCCCGGTTTCTCAGGAGGTTATCAACAACCTCCTTGAGGAAGTTCGTGCGCAGCAGGCACTCGCTAACCAGATGCAGCGGAACAAGGAGTTCTTCGAGAACAACGGGGTTCGCAGCTACATCAACGACATCAAGAGCGTTGGTGAGTCGATCAACGAGTTGGACAAGAACGTCCTCCAGTCGTTGGAAGATCAGTTGTTCAGCCTCGGCACGACTGGGAAGTTCAGCTTCCAAGCTATCTTTGACACGCTCCAACAGGGCCTGATTCGTTTCGCTTCCCAGAACATCCTCAAGGAAGGGCTGGGCAAGCTGTTCGGCGGGGATCAATTGGAGGGCGGAACCCCGAGCCTTCTGGGCGGCCTCTTCAAGGCGATGGGCTTTGAACACGAAGCTGGCACTACCGACCCACTCGGAACTGCAAGACGCCCGATGCACGTCATCATCGATGGTGGCACCGGTAACTTGATCAGAAAAACCGGTGAAGTCATCATGGAAACTGGTGGCACCCCTGAGGAAGCTGTTGGCAACGCTGTGAACAGCTTGATCAGCGGAACCAATCAGGTCGGACAGATCATCCGTGACCAGTGGGGTAACGAAGTCAAGGGCATTGGTGGTATCCTCGGCCAGATCGCCGGGAGCTTGATGGGCGGAGGTGCTGGTGGTGGCGCTGGTGGCATCCTTGGAAGTCTGCTCAACATCGGCATGTCGGCACTTGGCGGCGGCGCGGGTCCTCTTGCTTCTCTGGCAGGTAGCGCGGCTCAGACGATCGCAGCAAATCCGGGCATCTTCAAGGAAGGTGGTTTTCCGGGATCGCCGGTGGCGCGGGCTTCGGTCCACCCGTCGGCATTCACCAACGCCCCGCATTATGCGGAAGGCACGCCGAACACCAGCGGCGGTCACCCGGCTATTCTGCACGACAATGAAGCGGTGATCCCTCTCAGCCGTGGCCGCAAGGTTGCTGTTGAGATGAACGGGGGAAGCCGTGGGCAGACGATCAACAACAACTTCATGATCAACAGCCCAGATGCGAACTCGTTCCGTAAGAGCGAAACTCAGATCGCGACCAAGATGCACATGCAAGCCGGCCGCGCCTACCGCCGCAACCACGGCTAATTTTCCCTTGACAGTCACCGCTATTTTGAATAGACGGTGACTGTCAGAAGGACCCTCTATGGAAATTGCAAACTTTCACGATGTCCGATTCCCGGAGGACATCAGCTACGGCTCGTCCGGCGGACCGGGATTCAATACCAGCGTCATCGATCTGGCATCCGGACACGAACAACGGAACATCAACTGGTCCTTGGCCCGCGCCAAGTATGACGCCTCTTACGGCGTCAAGACCCGCGAGCAGATGGAGGAAGTGCTTGACTTCTTCTATGCGCGCCGGGGTAAGGCTTATGGCTTCCGGTTCAAAGACTGGATGGATTTCGTTCTTGATCGTCAGGCGATCGGGGTAGCCGGCGGCACAAACACGCTCCAAGTTTTCAAGCGTTACGAGCCACTAACCAGTTATTTTTACGATCGCCCGATCATGAAGATCGTTCCGGGGACGGTGCAGGTGTGGGCAAATGGCGTCGAACTCTCACCGCTGCTGGTTAACACTGGAACCGGTCTCGTCAACACGACCACTTACGCTGGTCAGACATTCGAAGTTGCCTGTGAGTTCGATGTCCCGGTTCGTTTCGACACCGACGAAATCAACATCACCCACGACGACTGGGAATTGATGTCGTGGCCTTCCATCCCCCTCATCGAACTGCGTCCGCGATAAGCCATGAAATCCATCAGCATTGAACTTTCAAACCATCTGGATGGCGAGGTCACCACCTTGGCATCATGCTGGCGCGTGGTTCGACGCGACGGCCGTGAGTTCTACTTCACTGACCATGACCAAGACATCGTGTTCGAGGGTAACACCTACGAAGCGGAATCGAGCTACGACCGAACGGCGGTAGCAAACGGTTCGGACATGAGCGTCGATAACATGGACGTTGCCGGTATTCTCGATTCCGAGAAGATTAGCGAAGAGGACATGCGCAACGGTCTCTTCAACCGGGCTGATGTCTACGTCTTCATCGTCAACTGGCAACACCCGGAATATGGCCCACTCAAGGTCCGTCGGGGATGGTTTGGCGAAGTGACGATCACCGATACCGGGATGTTCACTACCGAAATTCGTGGTCTGGCACAGGCTCTGTCGCACAACTTCATCGAAGTCTATGCGGCCGAATGCCGGGCCGACTTCTGCGATTTCAGATGCAAGCTCAACATCGAAGATTACGAAATCCCGACGACCGTCTTGGTTGCCTTTCAGCGGGACTCCTTCGTTCTCCCGGTCAATTTTGTGCCGCCTTCGCAAGGACTAGCGCCGGGCACTGTTCGTTTCGTCGATGGACCGAATGCCGGACGAACAGTTGAGATCACAGGATACAACACTGACACCCGCACCGTCGAACTGTTCGAAAGCGTGGCTTACGAAATCACGACCGGGACAGCGATCGTGGTTGCTCCCGGTTGCGACGGATCGCTTGAGCGGTGCAAGCTCTACAACAATGTCATCAACCGCCGCGCCGAGGATTACGTCCCCGGCAACGACGAACTCATGAAGTATCCCGATGCCAAACAGTGACGATTTTATCGCAGCAGCCCGTTCCTACATGGGGGTAAAATGGCGACATCAGGGACGAAATCGATTGGGAGTAGATTGTGTCGGTCTGGTCCTTTGCAGTCTGGCTGATCTGGGAATCCCAGCACCGGACATGCAGGGATACCGGAGAACACCTGATCCGATCTTCGTCGAGCATATCCGAAACAATTCATTACCAGCCGAAAGCACAGCGCCCGGAACTCTCGGTATCTTCCGAGATGGAACCCAGCCGTGTCACGTTGGTATCTTCGCAACCATGCACGGTCAAACTTCGCTGATCCACGCTTATGCTGGAACCGGGATCGTCATGGAAGAAGTCTTCATCCACGACTGGCCGAACAAGCTGGTTGAGGTCCGTGCATTCAAAGGACTTGAATACATCTAATGGGACAACTCGCGACCACCATTGCTGGCGGCGTCATCGGCTTTGCAATCGGCGGGCCCTTCGGGGCTCAGGTCGGGATGATGCTTGGCGGCATGATCGGTGCCACTTTGTTTGGTCCGACGGTCCATGGCCCGCGCCTCAACGACCTCAAGGTCACAGCCTCAACATATGGGGTCGCGATACCTGAAATCTACGGGACCGTCCGGGTGGGTGGAAACCTCATCTGGACCAGCGGCATCCGCGAAACCAAGAAGTCTTCGCGCCCCGGTAAGGGCGGACCGAAGCAGACAACCTATTCCTACGATGCCACTTTCGCCATGGGCTTGTGTAAAGGGGAAGTGGGAGAGATTTTGCGTATCTGGGCTGACAGCAAGATCATCTACGACAAAACCGGAGGGACGACCAGAACGCCGGCACCGAGCGGCGGTAGTGTCTTCCAGACCTTGTTCGTGGAAATCCTCAACGCAAAGAAAAAGAAGAAGCGGATCAACCTTCGTCTCTACCGTGGCGACGAAAACCAACTTCCCGATTCTCTCATCGAAGCAGACAAGGGCGTGGGCAACGTTTCGGCTCACCGTGGGTTGGCTTATGTCGTGTTCGAACGACTGGAGTTGGAGAACTTCGGTAATCGCATTCCTCAGATGACCTTCGAGGTTACCAAGGCGAGAACGCGTGGGTTGTCTGCCCTTCCCGTGCGTGATCGCAGCGGCGTCGTCGAGGACACTGCAAACCGCGATTGGCTCCCAGACTTTGCGTCCGGGCGTTTGCTCAGCTTCGACAGAAGCGGGGGTGGCACCAAGCTCTACAACACAGCGGACAACACCTTGATTGCAGAAGACGAGTCGATGGACTTCGATCTGAGCGACAAGTCCTACAGTCTGGTTGATGGTCAAAACGGATTGCTGGTTGCCAACTTCCCCAGCGGGGTAGGTTTCTCCTATTACAACACTGCGATTCTGACAAAGATCAAGGAATACAATTCCTCCACCGGAACTTCCAACATTTGGGACCCGGAGGAGCAGGATATAACACTGGCAACGAATGGCAAGATCGGACACGGCCGATTTGTGTCAGGAACGTCAGGCGGCCTGCACGTCGTCCATACCGACACGACCGGCAAGACTTTCTTGATGGACAGCGAAGGCCGTCTGCTCAACGAGGTCGATGCTCCGTTCCAGCCAGACGTATTCCTCGAAGGACGACGTGACGCGCCCAACTCGCAGATCATCGGTTGGCGGTTTGCCAACGATCGCCTCGAAATGTTCGAGGTCAAGATCGGATCATCCGCGAACTATACCACCATATCTGATGGCGCGACCACGACGTGGGTTCCTCAAGAAGACTTTGAGTTGAAAACCATCAACCTCAAACCATACCCCGATGAGAAATTCCAGCCGCTGGTTCTGGTCTATGATCCAACCGATGATCACTTCTTCTGTCTGGGTGTCGATCCTGACAAATACAATGACATGGGTTCGTTCGGCAACGGCGGCGGCGTCATCGTGTTCAAATACTCGATGGCGACCGAGACCTACAAGTTTCTGGTTAGACACGCTGGCACGCCTGTCCCTCGTGGCCTGACGCAGAACATGCGCGCCTCTAGGGTCGCCGGTGGCACATTCGGATGGGTAGGTAAACCGGTTGTTGGGGCTCCCACAGTCAATCAAGTGAGTCTGCAAACCGGCGGCCTTGAAAATCTCTTTGAGGCACAGGACGATTTTGGCTCCGGCTTGACCGGCGACGGGGACCAGTATTGGGATGATGAAACGGACAGCATCTTCGCCGACAGGATCGTCGGAGGGGAAACGAATAGCTACCGACTGCGCGTGAGTGACAGCGTGTCACAGGTGACCGTTCCAGCTATTGTCGAGGACATCTGTCTCCGCACTGGTGTCTTGGCACCAGAAGACATTGACATCACTGAACTGGATGCCTCGCCTCTGGTCGGTTATTCTCTCGACCGGATGACCACGGCTCGCGACGCCTTGAAGCAGATGGCTACAGCGTTTCTGTTTGACGGCTACGAAAGTGACTACAAGCTCAAGTTCCGCTCGCGGGGCGGGGATTCGGTTGTCAACATCCCGGAAGACTGGATGGTCCGGGAAGGCGAGGATGGTGTCATCAAAGAGACCATCACGCAAGAGCTTGAAATGCCGGTTCGGATCAGCGTCAACTATTACGACATTGCTCGCGATCACCAGCAGAACAGCCAGACCGCGAAGCGCAAGGTTGCCCCTTACCCGACCATGTGGACGGCCAAGGAAGACTTGATCGACCTGCCCATCACATGGGACGCGGACTCGGCCAAGCAGTGTGCAGACAAGTTGCTCAAGATGGCGTGGGCAAATCGGATCGGTCATCAGTTCAGCTTGCCGTGGCGCTATCTGAAATATGATCCGACCGATGTCGTCACCATCACGATGGAAAACCAGACGACTTACAATCTGCGTCTGACCGAAGCGAACATCGGGTCCAGCTTTTCGATCGAGGCGATGGCGGTTAGCGAAGTTGCGACCGCTTATGTCTCGACCGCGACCGGGGCCCAGTCGCCGGCTCCTATCCAGACCGTTGAGGGTGATGGGACGGCCTTCCCGATCATCATGAATACACCGCTGCTGCGTGATGTCGATTACGACACCACTGGCTCCTCTATCTGCTACTTTTCGGCCGGCACCAATGAAGTCACCTTCAACGGGGCGGCAGTGTATATCGATGACGGTAGCGACTATCAGTCCGTTGGTGTCATCGATAGCCAGACGACCACAGGATACGTCGTAGAGGCTCTTCCGGATACGAATAGCTACGAAGCCACCGACGACACCACGGTCCTGAGGGTGCGGCTGTCCGATCCAAGCATGGAGCTTGAGTCGGTCACTCAGGATGACATCCTGAATTTCGAAGCCAACTCGGCCTTGATCGGAAATGAAATCATCCAGTTTCGGGACGCAACACTGCTGCCGACCGGAGAGTGGGCGCTGACCGGCATCCTGCGTGCCCGTCGGGGCACCAACTACGCTGTGCTGGGCCACCAGCCGGGTGAGAACTTCCTGTTGGTCAACAGCCTCTCGACGGGAAAATTCTCTCGCCCGCCTGAGAGCTATGTGACAACTCGGTTGTTCAAGGCAGCCCCTGTTTCAGTGCCGTTGTCGGACGTGGTGCCTATCTCGGTGGACTTGATCCCGCGAGACCTCATGCCTTACACCCCTGAGGCGGTCAAGGTGACCGATGACGCCACTGATGTAGTGATCAGCGCCGAACGCCGCTCGCGTGTCACAGCGCCTCTCAGAGACGGTCTGGGCACCATTCACTACAAGGAAGGGGATATGCTCAGCGCCCGGATCGTTACCAAGGTCTGGTTCGGCAAGGGGTTGTCCGATGTGAACACCGTCGGTGATCCAGACCTGACCTTGACAAACTATTTGTTCGACGCCGCCGGTCAAGACATCCCTGTGGAAGCAACCTTCCCTGTGGCTTCTCTGGGTGCCGAGGACATGATCCTGATCCAACTCGCAGAGATCGGTGAAGTGACAGGCACGCCCAAGTGGGTGCAAGCCATCCGAAATGGTCCAGCCGGGTGGGACCTCCTCGAATTATATTGACAACCACCGCCATTTTCCCTATACACTCTCCTCATTTAGGATAGCCGATGCCCAACACGCCGCTCCTCAACATCCCGCAGGTTTCGGCCTCTCAGAACAACAAAGAGATCACCATCAACGACTCGATCCTCGCATTGGAAAATGCGACGAATGCGAATCTGGATGTTTCCTTTACGAGCAGCAACGACGTTGTTCTGACCCAGACCCAAGCTACCCGAAACTTCATCTACACCGCGATCGACGCGACGGGAGTAAGCACTTTGCGATTCCCGAACACGATCGGTGCTGCGAACTTCAACCGGGTCGTCTGCGTCCGCAACACCAGCGGCGCTGTTCTGACTGTAAGCTTCGAGACCGGGGCTGGTGCTGCCGTGGAAATCCCGGACGGACAGGCCCGCTTGATTCTCGCTGTCAACGGGTTGGACATGATCGCGGTTTCTGCGCCTTAATTATCAGATAGCCAAAACCCATGGGTCAACTTGTTACCACCATCGCCGGCGGCGTCATCGGCTTCTTGATCGGCGGCCCGATGGGCGCGTCGATCGGTATGGCACTTGGTGGTATGATTGGTGCTACCTTGTTCGGTCCGACCATCAAGGGACCGCGCCTCAACGATCTCAAGGTTTCCTCCTCGACCTACGGGATTGCGATCCCTGAAATCTACGGAACCGTTCGGCTCAGCACGAACTTGATCTGGACAACCGGGATCAAGGAAACCAAGAAGACACGCCGCGCCGGTAAGGGTGGCCCGAAGATCGAAACCTACTCCTACGATGCTTCCTTTGCCCTAGGACTGTGTAAGGGCCCGATCCGGGAAGTTCTTCGTATCTGGGCTGACAGCAAGCTCATTTACGATGTCAGCAGCAATGGCACCCGTAACCCGCTCAACGCAGGTCAGTCAGGTATTCTCGCACCCATTCTTCTGTCCTTCCGAACCGGAAGCACAAAGAAGAAGCGGGTCAATATGCGTATCTACCTCGGTAACGAAGAGCAGCTTCCAGACTCCCTGATCGAAGCCGATAAGGGTGTTGGGAACGTCTCGGCTCATCGCGGCTTGGCTTATGTCGTGTTTGAGCGACTCCAGCTTGAGGATTTCGGTAACCGGATTCCCCAGTTCACAATGGAAGTCACTAAGGCTCCTGCCGAATCTTTTCCTTCTGTCGAAGTCAAAGAAGGACCGGCCGGCCCGGTAGAGCGGCCCGATGGACGATTCTGGTTTCCTGACTGGGAAAACGGCAAAGTCTATTCCAGCATCATCGGGGATGACACCACACAGGTGTTTGATCTCAATACCATGCAGCAAATGCAGAGTTGGTCGGGATCGGATATGTGGTTGACTAAACGCTATGGCTTTGCGCCTTGGGCTGGTATTTTCTTCGAGGACGCCGGGTCTGGTAACTCGCGTCCATTAGCCATTTATAGCCTCAGCACTGGCGCTCGTATCAATCTTGTAGGTGTTGGTTCCCGCTCTCTGTCTGGATTTTATGTCCAGAGTGGACCGGACCAAGGTGCTTTAGCTATGGGTGCTAATTTTGGTAACCAAGCTACCGCAACCTTGGATGGGCGATACATCGTTCTGGCAGGGTGGACACGCGATAACTGGATCATCACACCGGGCGGGCAACCGGTGGGCTGGTATGAATCAGCTTGGTCTCCGCAACACTTGTTCCCAGCCCTTGGCTCTGTGTGGGGCTGGCGTAATGGAAACAACGGCCTCCAGATCGCTGACTTCTTGAGCGGTGGGATTGGAGGGTTTACCTTAGCTCCGCCTGATAATAACGGAAATGTCTTTTGGAGACAAGGTGGTAGCCTTGCTTTCAACACGACGTTGCGTCCGTTACCGGGTGAAACTTACATTGCATCGCTTTGTCTTTACGATCCATCTGACGGACATTTTTTCTCTGTTGGTCGCTCGAACGATGGAACACGATCCATCGCTGTTGCATTCAAATATAATCCGCTAACGGGGTTATATAAATTCATCAATGCCGACCCGGAAATCATAGTCCCAAGTGGCCCTATGCAATGGTCCCGCTTAAATGGTGGAACTTTTGGTTACATTGCTGATAGCCTTAACCGTAACTTTAAAGTAAACTTGCAGCAGATCAGCCTACAGGATGGTTCGATCGTAAAAGACGTTCCTTATGGTAGCACTTGGGGTGGCCCTATCTATATCAGCGGTCGGCAATACTGGGATGATGTTAGCGGTAGTATTATCACTACAACCAGATACAATTTCCGTCGTATCTGGTTCAACGACAGTGCGAAAGCTGTCAGACTTTCTGATGTGGTCAGGGATATTGCTACGAAGTCCAACGTTCTGACTGTTGATGATGTTGACACCACCGGATTGTTCAACGAGGAGATCATTGGTTTTTCCATTGATCGGCAATCGTCAGCAGCCGATGCTCTAAAGCAGTTGGCTACTGGTTATATGTTCGACGCGTTCGAGAGTGACTACAAGCTCAAGTTCCGGACGCGAGGACGCGACTCCGAAGTTGTCATTCCACAAGATTGGCTTGCTCGGCCGGGCGACGAGATGATCAAGGAGAACCTTGTTCAGGAACTTGAAATGCCTCTCAAGGTCACGGTGAACTACTATGATACTTCGCGTGATCACCAACAGGGATCGCAGTCGTCTCGCCGCAATTCCGGCCCATTTCCGACCATGTGGACGGCCAAGGAAGACATCATTGACTTGCCGCTGGTATGGACGCCGGATATGGCTAAGCAATCGGCTGACAAGCTTCTCAAGATGGCGTGGGCAAACCGCGTCGGACTGCAATTCAGCTTGCCGTGGCGCTACCTGAAATATGAGCCTTCGGACGTGATCACGATCACCACCGATAAGGCTGTCTATTTCACACGCTTGACTGAGGTTACGATCGGGCAGGACTTCTCGATCGAAGCGTCCGGGGTGACTGAGAAAGCCAGCGCCTATGTCTCGACCAAAGTAGGTAGCCGGGTCGAATCCCCTGAGCAAACAATTGAAGATGGTTACCCAGCCTATCCGATCGTGATTAACACACCGTTATTGCGGGATGAAGATTACGACACAAGTGGTTCATCTGTATGTTTCGTTTCCGCTGGAACAAATGCCTTCACTTTCAGTGGAGCAGCAATCTATGTCTACGATGGTATCGAAGATCAGCGGATTGGGTTCATCGGAGCCGACACTACGCGTGGGGTGGTGATCAACGAACTCCCCTACACCACGGCTTACGAATCGACGGATGAAACTACTGTCTTGCGGGTAGTATTGAACAACCCCAACGATGAGCTTGAGTCTGTGACGCAACTAGACATGCTCAACTTCGACATGAACGCGGCCTTGGTTGGTGAGGAAGTCATTCAGTTCCGGGACGCTGTTCAGCAGCCCAACGGTGAGTGGTGGCTGACCGGGCTCCGTCGGGCGCGACGCGGCACCAACTATGCGTTGCGTAGTCACAAGCCGAACGAACTCTTTCTGCTTCTGGAACCACAGGCAATTACCTCGTTTGTCCGGCCGCCGGAATCCTACGTGACTACGACTGAGATCGTTGCTGTCACCGCTGGGCAGATTATTGCAGATGCAATCCCAGTCCGGGCAGACCTCCAGCCTCGCGATCTCATGCCTTACACCCCGGAAGACATCAAGATCGACGACGATGGTTCTGACATCACCATCATGGTTCAACGTCGTTCGCGGATTATTGCTCCGTTGCAGGATGGGATTAGCAACATCCACTTCAAGGAAGGTGCAAAGCAAACGTCCAAGATCGCCTGTCAGGTGTGGCCGGGTCGAGGCTTCGAGGTGATCGATACAAACCTCCCACCTACGCTGGTTGAGCATGTCCCGATCTTTGATTCCAACGGGCAAGACCTTCCGTTGGAAATCAGCTTCCCACTCTCGACACTGGGATCATCCACAAATTTTGTGGCCCGGATCACCGAACAAGGTGTGGTGGATGGCATCGCCAAGTGGATCGCTTTCGAGCGGGTAGGTGAGGGACGCTGGAACCAGACCGAATTTTATTGACATCCAGCGACATTTTGACTATACACTGTCGCCTCATAGAGAGCCCTAATGCCCAGCACACCCATCCTCGGTATCACGCAGGTTTCGACTTCTCAGAACGGGAAAGAGACCACGATCAACGACGCGATCATCGCGTTGGAAAACGCGACCAACGCAAAGTTGGCCGTGTCGATGGCTGCTGGTAACGTTACTCTGAGCGTCCCCGAAGCAACACGGAACTTCATTTTCACAGCCGCCGGGGCAACAGAAGCCAGTGAGTTGCTTTTTCCGATCGAGGTCAACGGTAACCCATACAATCGTGTGATCGTGGTTCGGAATGTTAGCGGCCACGGCCTTACCGTTCGCTTTGTTTCGGGTGGTGGTGATACCGTCACGATCCCGAACGGAGAGTCGCGCCTGATCAGTGCCGCTGATGGGCTCGACATGAGCGTTGCGGCTGAACCGCCGAGCGTCATTACGTTTCTGTCCCTGACTGATGCCCCTGAGACTTTCACCGGTCAGACTGGGAAGTTTTTGTCCGTCAACGAGACCGAAACCGCTCTGGAGTTCACGGACGCCGCTGTGTTCCCGACACTCGCAGGTAACGCTAACCGATTCTTGAAAGTCAATTCCGGAGCCACCGGTGTCGAGTGGTCAGAAATTGATTTTGCTGGTGCTTTCACAGAGCTATCCGACACACCGGCCAGCTATGCTGGGCAAGGTGGAAAGCTCGTTAGGGTAAATGATCTTGCCACTGGCCTTGAGTTCGTGGAAGCGTCGGACGCCGAAGCGGTCAACTTCCAAGAAGCCAGCCGCTGGCGCATCCTCCTGCTTGAGCCGGGTGTGTGGCCTGAGAACCCTCCGGGTGTGGAGCCGGGAGACCCTGAGTTCATTGAGCAGACCGATCAGGTAGGCTTCGGTGAAGTCGAGTTCTTGGATCAGGATGGAATCGATCTCACCGGGACCGGGACCGCTACGGCTTCCAACTTCCTGACGGGAAACGAACCGAGCCGGGCATTCAACAACAACACTGACCCGGCTGACGGCTGGCTGACCGAAGCCACCTACGTCGGTGAAGTCTGGATCGAATACGACTTTGGGGCTCCTGTGGCTCCGCGCCGCGTTCGGCTGTCTTCGATCGACTCCTTCCCGCAATACGGCACCACACGCTTCCTGATCCAGTATTGGGACGGAAGCGCTTGGATCAGCTTAGGTGACCGCTCGCCGGCACCTTGGGAATCTGGGGTTCCCCAGACGTTCAAGATCAATGGTATCCCGCTGGACTTCCTTGAGGAAGCCCCGTCGAACGGATCGCTGTATGGTCGGATCGACGGCGAGTGGTTGAAGATCAACGCCGAGGTCGTTTCAGACAACACGACCACCAGCAATCTCGATGCTTCTCAGACCTTCCAGTATCGGCGCTACATCAACGAAGGCACCAAGACACTCAATATCCGAGCGAACATCGATCATCCGACTCCAGCGGATGGTGAGTGGTATGTCTACGTGGCGGTCGGAGCCGCCTTGAGCATTGTCCCGGCACCGGGCGTAACAGTGAATGCACCGGCCGGTGGATCGCTCATTGTGCCCTTAAATGGCACCGTGCGGATCAAGCGCGTAGCTGTCGATGTCTACGATGTGTTTGGCGACACTGTGTCGTCAGGCGGCGTGGGCGCGGAAGATATTCCGCCGATCATCGGTAATGAGAACAAGCTACTGGCGGTCAAGCCGGATGCCAGTGGTATCGAATGGATTACACCGCCGGTTACTTACACCGACGAGAACGCCCGCGATGCGCTGGCAACAGCTTTGGTGGCCGGCACCAACGTTACGATCGTCAACAACGATGCGGCAAACACGATCACCATCTCGGCTGCTTCGATCGGTCTGGATGCCGAACAGGTTCGGGATACGATAGGAGCGGCGCTACGCGCCGGGACAAACCTGTCGTGGTCGATCAATGATGCTGGGGATACGATCACGATCTCGACTAGTGCGTTGGATGCCGAAGGGGTTCGCGACACTATCGGTGCGTCTCTCGTGGCCGGTGCCAACATGGCGATCAGCGTCAATGACGCGGCGAACACTATCTCGCTTGCTGCGACGATGGACACCGAGGTCATTCAAGACATCGTAGCGGACACCTTGGTGGCCGGCTCGAACACCTTGATCACCTATGACGACGTGACCGGAACCATCACGATAGACTCGCTCGGAGGCGGGGGCGGAGGAGGTCTGGACGCTGAGCAAGTCCGCGATGTGGTTGGCGCTACGCTGGCCGCTGGGAACAATATCACGATCAACGTGAACGACGCAGCCGACACGATTACGATCGACTCGACCACCGACCCGGAAGTTGTCCGGGACACGATCTCTTCCGCTCTGGTCGCGGGCTCGAACGTTACGATCGTCCACAACGACGCAGCGAACACCATCACCGTTTCGGTGGCGATGGATCAGGAAGTCATTCGCGACACGATTGGTTCCGCCTTGGTGGCTGGTGATGGCATCACCATCACACCGAACGACGCGGGAAATACCATCACAATCACCGCGACTGGCGGGGGCGGGGGAGGCTCGACCGACCCGGAAATCGTGCGTGATGTGATTGGGACCGCGCTGGTGGCCGGTGCCAATGTCACGATCACTGTAAATGATCTAGGCGATACGATCACCATCGCAGCATCCGGCGGTCTGGATGCCGAAGCGGTGCGCGACACGATCGGTGCTACGCTGGTGGCTGGCACGAACATCACTGTCGATGTCAACGATGCGGCCAACACGATCACGATCAGTTCGGCGACAAACCCGGAAACGATCCGAGACACCATGGCTTCGGCTCTGGTGGCCGGGGCTAACATCACCATTACCCCGAACGACGCGGCTGATACGATCACGATCACGGCCGCTTCGGACCCTGAGTTCGTCCGGGACACCATCGCTACCGCGCTGGTGGCGGGAAGCAACATCCTGATCACCCACGATGATGTGGCGAACACGATCACAGTTGATTCCTTAATCGCGGACGGAAGCACGTTCACGATCGATGAGAACCCGTGGAAATATGGTCAACGCTGGGAGCCCGGCGCTGAAATCACCTTCTCCGGACTGGGGGGGGGAAATATCTCAGCATCGTTTGATACGATGCCACGGAATGATTTTTACTTCTCAAGCTCTTCTGGATCACAGATCGTCAAGATCGATTTCGGATCGGGTGATACCAAGATCATTCAAGGGTTTCGCATTTTCCAAAATAACGGTGTTTCTCAGGGAACGTGGAGCTTCCAAGGGAGCAACGATGACGTTAACTGGGTAGACGTTGATGCTGGTTGGGACTGGACCCCTATCACTGTCGCCGGCCTTGTCTACCTTGAACGTGAGTTCGCCAATTTGGCGGCTTTCAGATATTATCGATTCACCAAGACAGCGGGAAGCACTTCCAACTCTCCCTACGTTAATTGGTTTCAGTTCCGCTACGCTCAGACCTATTTCAGCGGCGGTAATGGCGCTGTAGGGATCGACGACGAAGGCGTTGAGGTCGTCCCTGAGGCAGCCCGCATAAACTTCGTTGGTGCCGGGGTAACTGTCACTGACGCTGGTAGTGGTCAGGTAGAAGTCAACATCCCCGGTGGAGGCGGGGGCGGCGGCGGCGGCGCTGTGGCGATCGAAGATGAAGGGGTGGAAGTCATCTCCGAGGCTTCGCGCCTGAACTTTACCGGCGACGGTGTTACCGTTACCGATTCAGGTGCAGGTGAAGTCGAGATCAACGTCACCGGTGGTTCCGGCGGTGGGGTTGTAGGTAGCTCTTTGGCGAACCCACCTAGTATCCGGGCAACCAGCGCGGCACAGGCTTTCAACGCAAATTCCGTTGTGGTCAATTGGCCGAGCGGGACGGTGGCTGGTGATTTGGTTCTTATTTTCACAGGACATGGCTGGGAAACCTTAGCACCTGTTGGTTGGTCACAATACGCAAACCTTATTGGAACAGGATCAAACGGTGCTGTGCTTGGACGCATCATGACACCTGCTGATATATCGTCCGGGTCTGTGACCGTAACTTTTGGAGGCTCGTTCAACGGCGTGGTCCAAGCAGTCAGCATCGTTGGTAGCACAGTGGCCGGTATTCGCAGCGTAACTGGGTTCCGAAGTGGTTCGGCTGCATCTACCATTCCTTTGAATGGTGATAGTTCTTCTGACCGAGATTTGGCACTTGGTTTTGCCTTCAATCGAGCAGCTTCAAACAACAGCTTACCAGCAAACTGGACGACATTGGCGTCTGTCAACGCCGCTAATGGCTCAAGCGTTTTTGGTCGTATTTCGAACAACCCACCGGTCATAATCCAAGACAACGCCACTTCTTCCGCCACCGGCCCCGGACGATACTCAGCAGTTGTCTCTCTAATTGGTGTGGTGACCTCCACCTTATTGGACTTCGATATTTCTTCGTATTTCCAAGGTGTTCCTCCGGGTCTTTTCGAAGTGTTCACCTACACCGCTACACGGGACTTCACGCTCCCAATCAATTTCGAAGGATCGTTCGCTTACGCAAATATCACACCCATCGGTCCTGTGACTTTCCAGATCAAGAAGAATGACACGGTTATCGGAACCGTAAGCTTCGCTTTTGGAGAAAATACAGGAACATTCGTAGCCGCTGAGGGTGCATCGTTTGTTGCTGGAGACCGTTTGTCAGTGGTTAGTCCATCTGATGTTAGTGAATTAGCTAACCTTTCGGTGAGTTTCGCAGGAACAAGAGTATGATTTACGAGTTAATTGGTTTTGACGAGTTCGAGACACTTGAAGATGTTCAAAGGACTTTTTCAACTGTAGGTGCAGGCTGCTCGTTGGTAACCGATACAGAATCTGGGAGAGGAAAAGCCCTCCGGATCGTTTCCGGTGGTGGCTCGGTTCTCGTCCCTGTATCCCCGCCGCCTTTGACAGTAATGGGTGCTTCTTTCCGTGTCCGTGTCATAAGCATGGAAAGTCAATCGAACCGACGCATCCTGTATCGCGTAGAGCGTGATGGTGTTGCTCAATACTCTTTACAGATGGATAACATCGGTAGACTTTATACGACCACAGCCGGTGGAACAGGTAATCCCAACGTGACATACCCTGTCCCGCTGGTTTTTGGGCAGTGGTATCATATCGAAGTCAAAGGTAGGTCAGCCGACTTCGGAGTCGATGGTGGATTCTTTGAAGTAAAGCTCAACGGAAAAACCATCATTTACATCGAAAGAGACACAAACAACGTAAACGGTGCGGTTTCGGTGGATTCAGTGAGGCTAAACCTAGCTTTTGCTTTCGGTGGTGTGGTTGATATTGATGATATTACCTTATGGGATGAAACTGGTGACGAGAACAATGACTTCCTAGGGGATGTCGAAGTTGAGACTTTGTTCGCAAATGCGGACGGGACCATCACCGGGTGGACTCCCAACACCGGAACGGCGTGGGAAGCTGTGGACGATACCAGCGAGGATGGCGACACCACTTACATCTCAAGCTCAACTGTGGGGGGCTCAGCTTCCTTCGGAGTCACTGACTTAGCCAGCAACCCTACCGAGGTCTTGGCGGTGAAGGTCTTCGGTATAGCTCGTAAAGATGGATTAGGTGACCGGGCAATTAAGCTAGGTGTGGTCAGTAACGGGATCGTGTCGGAAGGTTTGGAGACAACATTATCGACCAGCTATGGGCCTGTGATAGCTGTGTTCAATAGAGACCCTGATGGTGATGTAACTTGGACACCTCTTTCTGTAAATGCATTACAACCACGAGTTAGTTTGACACTATGACGGCACGCGTTACTCAGATTGGCATCCAAGGGCTCGTAAAGGGCGATCCTGACGCACGTCTGGCTCAGATCGGTGTGCAGAGCCTTGTCAAGAATATCCCCGACGTGCGCGTCAGCCAATTGGGTATCAAGGCGCTTGCCCGGAATAATAAAAACGCCGACGAAATTGAACCCACCACACGACTCCTGCAAGCCACGACCAGTGCCTCGTTAGGTATTCCCGGTGATCCTTACTACAACAAAGTCTCTCTTCTTCTCCAAGCGGATAAGGGGTTTCGGGACCTGTCGAAATACAATGACTATGTGAACGGAGATAGGGGGTTTTTGTTCATCCGGGACACGCCGGCTAAGTTCCTAAAGGCATTTGAATCTGTCTCCAGTAACACCATGGGAATCCGTTACGATCGCAATCCAGAGCGGTTCGATTTCGGACGCGGGGCTTTTACCATTGAGGGCTGGATCAATCGTCCGGCGTTTAGCGGTTTCCGCTATATCATGGGTAACTGGTATCTGAAAACGGAGCGTTCTTGGTTCATTGGGACCAACAACAACGCCCTGACTTTCAGAGCCTCGATCGATGGGACGGAAGCCAACTTCTTCAATCTCGAAGGAGCGGACTTACCAGCCAATACGTGGACTCACATCTGCGTAGAGCGCGACATCGAGGGGACGGTCCGTATGTATGTCAACGGTCAAACCGTGGCAACTGGGACTTTTCCAAATGAAATCCGAAAGGTTGATACTAAGCTGATCTTGATGGGTAGAAACCACTCATCGTCTATTGGTGGTATGAATAATTTTGAGGGCTTATTGGATGATTTCCGGGTAACAAAGGGGGTTGCTCGGTATGCTTCTGATGCCGGGTTTGTCATTCCAACAGCCCCGAATCCGATTGGCCCTGTTGACTACGAGCCATTCAATACCGATCCTTTCTGGGATAAGACTACGTGTGTCCTCGATCCTTTCGATGGTGCTGCTATTGATTACAAGCGCGGAGCCACGATCACTGGTTTAACCGCAAGTAGCTTACAATTCAGCGGCGTCGGAACCATAGCGCATGTGGACGGACAATGGAACTTTGGTGGGCGGACGGAGCCTTTCACCTTTGAAGTCGATATTGGTTGGAATAGTTCTTCGGGTAACAGTGTCGTTCAGATTATTTGTCCGGGCAACTGGCACCTCGCTACCGGAACTTCTGTTATAGCCTTTCGCGTCTGGAATGGGACATCTTTTGTTGAGGTGTTTTCGTGGCCCAACATAGATGCTGACTGGTATTTCCCCAGAGCCACTGAAACCACAATAATTACCCGTGACGAGATGGGGGTTTATCGGTTCTACCAGCAGGGTAAATACATGGGTAGCGCCGTGGCTCCATTTGCACCTGACACACCGACGGCTGATTTGACCATCAATGCTGACTCGGCTCGCGTAATCCGCTGCTTGCGGATGACGTGGGACGCCGTTCGTTACCGGGAAGAAGACTTCATCAATAGCCCGATCGCGGATTTACCGCCCCCGCGTAGTGGGCCGGCTTATGCCGCCCCGATCCTCCCGGATGCGACATACCCCTATGACTTGGCATTCCCTGATCCCAAGGACGGAGCAGTAACTTGGCGGAGCGTTGTCGGTGCCAGCCCGTCCCCTAGGACTATCCATACTTCTGGTGTTCTTTACGAAGAAGACCCGAATGATCGCTGGCGTTGGGCTACAGGAAATTCTTCCACCACATTGTTGGATTATCATAGACTCCTTATCCCTGTTCAATATCTTGATGACATTGATGCAGGTGGAGTCTTCCTTGAATACTCCGCACTAGCGGCTGCCCCTTTCGATCACGCTGGGAACGGCACCCTCGTGGCGCTCGCGTTGGATAAGAATAGTCAAATGCTAAACGCATCCAGCAGCGACGCTGTTGTGACGGATAAGACTTTCAAGAACACGCAAGGGGCTATGTTCCTACCAGTGGGAACCCGGACCGTTGAGGTGGGTATCCTAGCTGGGTTGAGTGCTTTCCAAGGTAACTACGTCATGAGCCGCATCTCTGCCCGTCTCGTTGACGGGTTTGAGGATGCTCGCGAATATCTCAGCAAACCGACTCAGTTGATGGGCTCGATCATCAAGACTGACAATACGGAATGGACCGACGCTCGCGGCGGCACCATTATCGATACAGCAAACCTGAGTTGGCTGGCTACTTCGCTGACCACAACCCAGAGGGTGATGGACCTTCGGTGTGTGGATGATCTTCCGAGCAGCTACTTCACCAGCATCGACAACGGACTGGCGGCTTTTCGTTTTAAGGCTATCGCAACTCAGAATGAGGTCGATGATTTTGGGTGGGCCTATGTCGAGTTTCTGGATGTGTCAGATCAAGTAGTCGGCCGCCGGGTTTTCAGTTCACCTAACCCACGGGTTGCATCGCCAAGGTTTGTGGGTCTCAATGTCGATTGTCCGATCCCGGTCGGTGCCCGTAAGGTCGTCATGGCTATCATGGGCTCGATGAATTATGGCGAAGTCGTGAATGGCACCAACCAGATCAATTTCCCGACGAACTTCCACGAGGCATATTGCTACATCCCGGCGTCAGGGGAGATGCCAGTAATCCCGGTCCCGCCGACTCCGGCAGGGGATGAGCATTGGGATAACGTAGTCTGCCTTCTGTCTACCCGTAATGGGGTGATCGAGAATCTGGGTAACCCCCGATACAGAGAACACATCGCTCCGGTCGGTGTGTCCGTAGCCTCGATCGATTCTCCATTCGGAGACACAGCCATAGCGTCCAACTTGTCTCTGGTGACAGGTAATTCGTTCTATGTCGAAGTCAAACTGGCTGACTTTGAAGGAGGGGCCTTTGGTCCCCAGATGACTTTCGAGGGCTGGTTCTACAGAACTCATCCAGTTAACACAGCGTTACCGAGTATCGGTATTCACAACCAGTTAAACGGTAATAACGGCGCTATTGATGGCGCGACTACTGGTATCCTGATGGATGGTGTGACGACGACAAACGTCCAAAGCATCATCGATCAGTGGTATCACATCGCCTATTGTCGTGACGAAACTGGTAGAGCGGTTCTGTTCGTAAACGGCGAACGTCAGAATATCGGTAGAACCGCGTTTGCAACGTTGTGGAACCGGGTTTTCCGGATCGGCCAATGGAATGTCGCATCCAATGTTTTCGGATGGTGCGGGTATTACGACGAAATTCGGATTACCAAAGACGTTGAACGATACACCGAAAACTTCACACCTCCGGGCAATCGTTACCCGACCAAGCTGCCTTCTGGGTCGCTTTTGTTGAATGGCGAAACCGGGCGCTTGCTACTCTCCGGAGACACTGGTGGAATCCTTACCTAAAAGGAAATTGAAATGGCTGATAAAGACACATTAGCATTAGACGTAGCGGGCCTGCTGGATGGCTCAGAGCAGGTTCACATCGTTCAGGACGGGGAGAGCGTGAGGACGAGTGCCGGCGACATTGCCGCTCTCGCGGGCGATCCCGGATCGGTATTTGGTCCTAAGTGGGAGATCGCTTTCCAGTGGACGTGGACGACTAACGTCACGATGGTCGATGCAAACAATCTGGGCGATTACAAAGAACTGATTGTTATCTGTAAAGATATTTCAACCAGTGCTTCTGTTCTTCGTTTGTTACAGCTTAGCACCAATAACGGAGTGAGCTACTTTTCTGGTGCAACTGACTACACTCTTCTGGCGAATACAGGAACCCTGACCAACAGGAATAATGCCGCCAGCCATGTCAGAACCAACAACGGTCAAAGAACGATTTTCATGCGCCTGCCGACTAACATCGATGGGGCTATCAAGGTTATCCAGAGCAACGAAGGTAACGTTATTTTCCAAGCCAGCAACGCGAAGGTGGATGCCGTTCGGCTCCTGCTCAGCGCTGCTGGGAACATCACCGGCGGATCGATGATGATCCTCGGTCTGCGATAAGAAAGAGATACCATGCAAGTCAAAAACCACATCCTCGAAGGCGTGCGCGTCGTGCGGTCTCCCAACATCTCCGGGTTCATGACACCGACTGGTGCAATCATGCACTACACCGCCAGTTTCAATGCCGATAGTGCAATTCGAACCTTGACAAATCCGGCTGCCAAGGTATCTGCACATTTGGTGATCGATACTGATGGAACGATCACGCAGCTTGTCCCCTTCAACCGGGTTGCATGGCACGCCGGACCGTCGAAGCTGGCTGGCCGGACCGGATGCAACAACTTCACGATCGGGTTCGAGTTCGTTAATCCGGGATTTTTCCGGATCGCCAAGGACGGCACAATCATGGATTGGGAAGGCAAGCGACCCGTCCCGAAGGCAACGTTGGACCGTTTCGATCTCAGTCTACGTGCGCCAAACCGCCGTGTGGGAGGCGGGACTTTTGTCTGGCCGGGGTATTCCAAGGCCCAGATCAACGCCGGCCTCGAAGCTCTCAAGGCCATCAAGGAGGCTTACGGTATCACACTGATCGCCGGTCATGAAGACATCGACACACGGGGCTGGAAGACCGATCCGGGCCCGGCTTTCCCGATGGGTGATTTCAAGGCCGTCATCCATGGCGGCGAAGATCGCGCCGATGGGATGCAGCCGGCTAAGAGCCGCTTCCTTGTCAACACCCCGCGCCTCAACGTCCGGGCCGCACCCAACGGATCAGGCGCGATCCTGACTACCCTGTCGGGCGGCTCTGAGGTGGTGGTGATCGAAGACCTCGGAGCGTGGAGTCATGTCGAATACGCTCCGGGAAAACGCGGCTACCTTGCAGATCAATTCCTCAAGAAAGGGTAAACCATGCCACTTGTTTCAATCCCGACTTGGGCAGCCGCAAAGCTCTTTTTCAAGAGCAAGAAGTTCCTGATCCCGGCCGCCATCATCACCTTGCTGTTGGCGATCGGGGGCGGCACCTACCTCTATCTGAATCACCAACAGAAAGAGGCTGTCTCAGCAGCCGTCGAAGCAGCCGATTCCAACGCTACGATCCAGACCTACGAAACCAAGGAAACCATCAACACCCGCACGATCGAAGTGGACCGCCGCTTCGAAGACCTCCAGCGGCAGACCATCAAGGATTACGCCAATGTCCGAAACCAAATCGAAGATGCCCCGGTTGAAGAGCGCGATGCTCAAGCCCCTCCTTTGCTCATTGATACTCTCAATGAGCTTGACCGCCTGCGCCAGCAGAGAAACACGGGTGGAGTTCCTGACGCCGACGTTCCGGTCGGATGAACTGGTCTGCATGGATGCACCGGCCGGCCAGCTTCCATCTGACACGGCGCTGGTGACCGCAATCGAGCGGGTTGTCGGAATCGACGAAGCTGGTGAAGACTGCCGCCAGCGCCTCGACCGGGTGAAAACCAAGATCGAAATCTTCAACGAGGTGGTAGCGGCAATCAACGCCGGTAAAGACCCGAAAAAAGATTGACAATCACCGCCATTCTGAATATACAGTCCGCCTTGCAAGAGCGAACGGCGGGGGAACGTCACTCACCCTCCGGGGTCACACGTCCCGCCAAGTAGCTCCCGTCCTTAGGAAACCCAATGACCTCTGTGATTCTCTCCCCGCTGGTCAGCGCGACCATCCTTGCCGACTCCATCTCGCCCGCCGGCGTCCGTCTGACGACCATGGAACTGGTCTACCCCCGCTTCATTCACTCTGAACTGATGACCCACCGCGTGTTCTCCCGGAACGCTTCATCGAGCCGCGCTATCCCGACCAAGCGTGCGATCAAGATGATCCGGGAGAACCCGGCCGTGCCCGCTTCGTGGCGTATGAACCAGCCGGGTATGCAGGGCTACGAAGTCGCTTCCGAAGAGACCACGCTGGCTGCCCAGACGATCTGGCTCGCCGCGATGGAAGATGCGATCCGTCACGCCGAAGCGATGGATGCATTGGGCATCCACAAGCAAGTGGTCAACCGCATCACAGAGCCGTTCGCTCACATCAAGGTCGTCCTCACGAGCGTTTACTGGGGCAACTGGGATGGCCTTCGCCGGCATGGTGCCGCTGACCCCACTATCTGTGCGCTGGCCGAAGCGATTCACGAAGCACGAACCAACTCGGTCCCGCAAGACCTGCCGATGGGTGAATGGCACCTGCCCTACATCACCAAGGAAGAGCTTGCGATCCACGGCATCAATCTGTGCAAGAAGATCAGCACCGCCCGGTGCGCCCGTGTGAGCTACAACAACCACGACGGCACCAAGACGACGCCCGAAGCGGACCTCAAGCTGCACGATATGCTGCTGGTCGATCAGCCGATCCACGCCAGCCCGGCCGAGCATCAGGCGACTCCTGACCAACGCCGGTTCAATGGATGGGATAAACCCGAACTTCATGGCAACCTTGCCGGCTGGATTCAGTATCGCAAGACGCTGACCGGTGAAAACATGGACGCCATTATCGGTTAACCACTGCAATTCTGACTTGACAGACAGGCCCGCCTCCTTCACTGGAAGTGGGCCTTTCTAATTGGAGACTGATTCGTGATCGATGCCGGAACCACCAGCCGCTACAACGATCTGCTGCTCATGGCAGCAGCAGCCGATGAGCGTTACTATGTGGACGACAATCCCTGCATGGATGATGACGAATACGATGCGATCAAGCGCGAGATCGCACGGATCGAGATCGAGTTTCCTGAGATCATCTCGCCGGATAGCCCGACACAGAAGGTCAGCGGCAAGGCCAGCGAAGCCTTCGAGAAAGTGCCACATCGCCAGAAGATGGAGAGCTTGGATAACAGCTTCTCACCAGTCGAAGTCGCTGAGTGGGCTACCAAGAACTTGTCGGCCGATGATGTCATCCTCGGTGAACTCAAGATGGACGGCCTTAGCTTGAGCCTCATCTATGAAGACGGCCACCTCGTGCGTGCGGTGACGCGTGGTGACGGTCAGATTGGTGAGGATGTGACACACACCGCTCGCATGATTATCGGACTGCCCCAGCACATCGGAGCTTTCCTCGACGACAGCGATGACATCGTTGAAGTTCGCGGCGAAGTCTACATGACCCACGAGAACTTCAAGGCCCACAACCGGGCCGTGGAAGATGGTGTCGCCGGTAAGGGCGTCAAGAAGCTGGCGAACTGCCGCAACGGGGCGGCCGGCGCGCTTCGCCAGAAAGACCCGAAGGTAACTGCCAAGCGTGGTATCCACTTCATGGCCTTCGGTGTCACCAACGATACCTTCCCGGACATCGATAGCGACCTCGAAGTCCTCGATGTTCTCGAAGAGATCGGGTTCGACGTGGTGCCGCACTTTGTGATTGGCAACCAGCCGAAGGCGATCGAGCAACAGATCGAGAAGTATGCGGCCGAGCGCCCGGACCTGCCCTTCGACATTGACGGCATCGTCTGGAAGATCGACAGCCGGGGGACCCGCAAGGGTATGGGTTCGACCAGCCGAGCGCCGCGTTGGGCTACTGCCTATAAGTTCCCCGCCGAGCGGAAGACCACAAAGCTGTTGGGTGTCGATTTCCAAGTCGGACGCACCGGAGCCATCACGCCCGTCGCGCTCCTTGAGCCAGTGTTCGTCGGCGGTGTGACCGTCTCGACCGCGACTCTTCACAACGAAGACGAGATGAACCGTCTCGACCTGATGATCAACGACGTGGTTGTAATCCAGCGCGCCGGGGATGTCATTCCGCAAGTTGTCAGCGTGTGTGAGAGAGCAGCGGACTCGATGCCGGTGTTCTTCCCGACGACTTGCCCGGCCTGTGGTGGACCGACCGAGCGTCAGGAAGATGAAGCCGTGCGTCGCTGCACGTCGGGCTTCAACTGCCCTCCCCAGTTGCAAGCCTATCTGGAACACTTCGTCAGCCGTGATGCCTTCAACATCGACGGTCTGGGCCCCAGCCAGATCGAGGACATGATCCGCTTCTTGGGACTCAGAAAGCCCAGCCAGATCATGAAGCTGCCAGACGCTTCCCTCTACGATTTTGGCACAGCCGATGATTGGGCCATGCCGGATTCTCCGATTCCCGAAATCATGGAGAACTGGGAAGGCTACGGCAAGACCAGCATCAAGAAGCTGATGACCGCGATCAAGAAGGCTCGAAACGTTCAGATCGATCGCTTCATCTATGCTCTGGGTATTCGCAACATTGGAAAGTCCACCGCCCGCGACATCGCCAAGGAACTCAAGACGGCCGACGCCTTCTTCCAGCTTCCGCTTGCCGAAGGGCGTTTCGAAAAAGCGGTTGGTCACATCGATGGTATCGGCCCGGTGGCAATCCAATCTTTCGAGAACTTCTTCAACAACGACGACTCCTACGAGGAAGTCTTCGCCTTGCGGCTCGCCTGTGAAGTGCAGGACATGCCGGCGAATGAAGAGGGACCAAAGCCGCTGGCAGGCGAGGTGATCTGCTTCACCGGTGGGATCGATCGGTTCACGCGTGATCAGTGCCTCATCATCGCCGAAGAGCTTGGCGCGAAGACGACCAACGCCGCCGCCAAGAAGACGACGATTCTCGTCGCCGGGTCCAACGTCGGTGCGAAGAAGATCGAAGCCGCCGAGAAGTTCGGATGCAAGATCGAAAGTCCCGAGTGGTTCTACGATGTGGTGGATGCCGCCGTCGCGGAAGGTTATGAATTGGATGTGATGGAATGAGGTTCGGAGACATCGTGACGATCCCGAAGCACTCTGATCCAGAGGAACGATTCGTGGTGCTGAACAGCTTCAACGGAATGTTGTTGGTGGCGTCTGGTCGAAACACCTCGTTCTTCACCCGAGAAACAAACTGCGTATTGTTGGAGGTGACGGACTGATGGCTACGATCAACGTCGGTGAAGACGATTTCCTCGCGGTCGCTTTGGCAGCCGCCAGCGCCAAGGACGAAGGCGATATGGATCAGGCACGAGCGCTCGACAAGATCGCCCGCAAGATCAACGCCAGTCTGTCTTCGGCCGCGACCAAGCAATATCGCTGGCTGGGCGGTTCCACGAAACGTGAGCCCCTGCGTTGGCAGGATGTTCCTTCAACCATAGGAGAAAACTAATGACGCTGATCATCAGCTCAAAGGAGATAATGCCCACCTTCAAGGTCCGGGAGCCTGAGAAGGGCCCGCCGATCTTCGCAGGAGATGTGTTCGATCACCCGACCTACACCGCTGTCGTCGTCGAAGATGTCACGATCGATGAACGCTCGATGCCGCGTGAGCGCGTCGTAACCTTCCGCGCCGCCACCCGGCAGGAACTCGAAGAGAATGGATACATCTGATGCCGATCCCCGCTGCTCCGCCGTCGTCAAGCGCAACCAAGCTGGTTACGTCATGACCGTCCTTGCCATCTTCCCGACCTCAGAAGAGGCGTGGGAGTGGGCTCAGAACGCCAATGAGTGGTATGGTGCGGATCACCCGCTCACACCATTGACGATCATGGATGACATCCTGTCCAGCCCGCCTAAGTTCCCTGTGGAAGCCATGCGGTGAAACCCGCTGGCGCTCCTCCCAAGGACCTCGGACTGGTAGCTCTCACACCCAGCGAGATGATGTTCTGGATGTATCTTCCGGTGTCCGAACCGGGGAATATGCTGGCGCTCGTGCCACATAACCTCAGACAGTTCGACCCCATCCTTTCGGCTGTGCGCGCTGACGATCCGGACCGATGGATGGACAGCTACGTCTATCTGACCGCGAAGACACTCTGGGTGGAAGGTGGATACATCGGCAACCGACCCGGCTGGCACATCGATGGCTACGGGACGGATGATGTGAACTACATCTAGTCTGACCGGGCCCCGACGGTGTTT